ACCCTGGGCAGTAGCTGCGTGGCCCTGGAATGGTTCGTGCGTTGGCAGCTGGCTTACTATGGTATTGATCAGCTTGTTGGTTATATCAGCAGGCGCTAAGGTAAACGCATCCCTGATCTGAGTGTCTATGGGCTGCAGCGCAGCTGGGGCTGTCTTGGCTGCTGCTGGAGCGGGCCCATTGAGATCTATGCGGTTGGCACCAAGGACCATGTTGTTCGTGGAGCCTATGCTCAGCAAACCGTTGCTCTGCATGGTGAGATAGCCACCAACTGCTAGATCATAGCTGCCATAAGCATAGTCAAACATGTTCTTCTGGCTGGTGCGAGCAAACTGTCCTGCGCTCTGCAGATACATGTCATTGTCGCTAGTGAGATGCATGTCACGGTGAGCATTGATCATTATCATGCCAGCTTGCGTGCTGTTGTTGTTGGTGGTCTGCACGCTCTCGTTGGTCGTTTCGTTCTGCAGCGTGCCTGTTATCACGGCCGCGTTGCTCAGCGTGCTTTGATTGCCAGGAGAGAACGTCACGTTGAGGTAGGTCAAGCTACCATCCTCGTTCTTGCTGACATCGCCCAGCGTGACCTTTGGTTGTTTTGGAGGCTGCGTGGTCTGAGTGCTGGTTTGGTTTGGTGGCGGAGTTGGTGTGACTATCTGTCCTATGTTGTTGAGAATATTGGTGACCAACGCATTGGTATCTATCGCACCACTGCTGTCATGGGGTATCACCTGGGTCTGATCTCCGGCACCTACCGCGAAACCATATACTGTAGCATGTGCATTTGGATCATCAGGCAGCACCCAGATGTAGTGAAGAGCATTGATATTCTCGCGTATGGCACGTAGGTTCTCGGTGGTCTGACCAGGATTGTTCTGTCCGTCGTTGTAGTCATAACCTCCCACGCTAACCACTGCGTAGTTTGGATTCTGCACCGACGATGTGCTGACCACTGTGTTTAACACGTTTCCGGTGGTAGCTGTGTTGCTGCTGTTGGTTAAAGCACCAGGATAGTTGGAAGCGATTCCTGGTCCAATCGCACCAGCTACTAGATCACCTACTATGACAACAGGAGCGCCACTGCCTGCCACGTTGCCTGTGGGAGTTGGTATGGGCGGTGCCGCATCAGTGGTTGGGTTGGCCCACGGAATGCCAGTGATGTCCATGCCTGGCACGAATTCGCCTGTGATGCCACTGGTAGGGGCAACTATCTGTGCCTGTGTGTCCTGGACTCGTATGGCAGGTACCTGAGCATTTGAACTAGTGGTAGCTGTGATTACCTTGCCGCTGTCTGGATTCACAGGGCCTACGCCGTTGATGACCACACTGCTGACTTCGCCCCTGGCTTTGACGAATATGCTGCGCCCTGCTTCTATGTTAACGTCCAGATCGGCTCGCAGATTGAGCGTACCCTGAGAACGAATGCTGATGTCCTGCTGACCATAGATGTTGATGGCTCCGTTGACACCTAGCTCCATCCAGCTGTTGCCATCGCGGCTGATCATGTAGATGAAGCCTTCGGTATCATTGATCAGTATCTGAGCACCCTGCTGAGTTCGCAGCCTAATGAAGCGCTGATCGAGATTATCATCCATCACGAACTGGCTGCCACCCGGAGTCAGTATGCCAAACACGCTGTTGATTGGTTCGTCACGCCTAGCGCCACTACCACTAACTCCACGAGCAGCATCTCTGTCAAGACCCTGTACTTTGAGCTGGTCAGCCAATGGTGCATAGATAGGCGCAGTAGCAGTGTTGACTGCCACGTTGGCTTTGAGCTTGTTGTATTCAGCCACAGGTAAACCGTCACTGGCGCTGTCACCAGGTATACCTGGTACCATGTGGTTCATGTTCTGCTGATAGAGGCAGGCAAACCAAATGCCTCGTCCAGGGTCACCGTTGATAAAGCAGCACAGCACTTCGTTCTCTAGGTCTGGCGGCACGAACCAGAAACCATAGCTACGCTGGGTATTGCGCCAGCTAGGACCAGGAGTTACATTGACGATATTAGTAGCGCCAGCAAATGGACTAGCATAGCTGCAGGTAAACCATTGGCTGGTATCCAAAGGATCGCCGCTGATCTCAGGGATCCATACCTGCACTCGACCCATGCGCTGCTGGTCGTCTACGGCTTTGACAAATCCAACATAGATACCATCTAGCTGAATGCTGCGACCGTCAGCCTGTAGATCATATGCATCTGGGCTTACTGTTGTCCTCTGATATAATACCATGGTTTGATCCCCTGCTCAGTAATTTATGGTCTATCTAGGACCCATGGGATTTCCAGCGCTGCTACTGGGAGGAGCGCTAGGGGCTGCAGCCCCAACGCTGGTTTGGCTGCCTCCCGGACCATTATTGCTCTGTAGATTCTGTGTGCTGATTGGATTCTGTGCCAACACATCCTTGTGTGCCTTGAGTATCTGAGTGAACTTGCCATGGCTAAGGATGTTTTCAACTTCATCAACTACATATATTCCGTTGAAGAAATCTGCACCACCCTGAGCAGTGCTTATTGCCAGACCAGTAGCTTCGTCCAGTACCATGCCAACCCTGAACTCCAACAGGAAGCAGTTATCTCCACCGAGGAAATTGGCCTTGTTTTGGTTCTGCTGAGATGCCTGCGCACTGTTGTTGTTGGTCAGGCCTGTTACGATGTTGTTCAGCGCAATGTTGCTGCCAGGCAACCACCAAGGATCACCGCGTATGGTGATCTCTATGGAGTTGAAAGCTTCTGTGCGCACGTCGAATATGTTGCCCATCACGGCTCCCACGAATCCAGTGCCACTTGGAAAGTTCTGGCTGTCCGTGTTAGCAGGGGTCTTGCGTTGGTCCGTGTTCTGCTGTGCGTTCTGCGTGGTTGGCTTGCTGTCAAACACTGCTACCATTGGCAGAGGTGGGAACACCACCGAGTTTATGTCAAGCTTGGTATCTTCAACAAACGCCGTGGCTAGCTGAGACTGGCGCTGAGTTTGATAATTCTTCACCGTAGCCAGATATTTCTGTAGGAACGGATCATTCTCTTGAGCAGCCGTCACTGCCAGCTGTCCATTGCTGGCATCAAACTTTATCACTCTGGTATTGGGATCAGCGAGGTTCTTGGCTACATAATCCTTGGCTGCCTGCGCTCCGGGAGGTAGAGCATTGATCAATTGCTGGCCAATGTCCTGCGGAGTGCCAGCTCCACCCAGCGCTCTGTCGATTTGGTTAAGCTGCTGAGCATTACCAGGTGTCTTGTCCTGCGGCAGGGTTCCTTTCTGCTTGCGAAAGTCTTGGCTGTCTTGGTTCACCAACGCTGGTTGAGCGTATTGGCCATAGCTGTTGCCTTGGCTCCAGCTTGGCTGCACGAACATCCAGGTTAGGTTCATCTTTATGTCAAAGTTGATCACTTCTGTGTTCAATCCAGTGTAGATATAGTCATATTTCTTGACTAATCGCTGGTTCTGCACCAGATAGGCTAGCTTAGCCTGCTGTGTGCTGGGCTGCATGGCTTGGTTCACAGCTTGAATGTCAGTATAAGATTTGGTGCTTTCTGTGCGCCACAGAGTGTAGGTAATCTCGCGTATGTAATCTCGTGTGACAGGATCAAAGCCTACGATCTTGGTCTTGGCATAAACGCTGACATAGCCTATGAGACCGTGGTCATTGAAGGTGGCACCGCCTTGAGCTGCTCCAGAATTACCGGTGATCCAATCCTGCGCTTCCTTGCAGCTGTACACAGCATAGTTCACTATGCTTTCTATAGCTTGACCCTTGGTTATCTTGACTACAGTACCAGTTCCGGGTGCGCCATCCTCCTTGTTCATGCTGCCTGCGCGATTGACATGCTTGTCAGTGTCGGCAGGTCGCATGTTCCATGTCTTCCAGATGTTGGGATATTCAATCTTGTAGATCACCCGTCGGATGCCATCGTTGTTTACCTCTGGTACCTGGGTGTTCAACTTACTGGTAAGATTATCAAAAAATTCTCCCAGATTGGTAGCTGGTATGTTGAGGCCAGCCTGCGGTATAGCCAGCTGATTCATCTCACCTGTGCTGTTGTCACCATAGAACTTGATGTTCCAGGTGGTACCAGCTGTGTTAGTAGATGCTTCAACATCTATGAATCCCACTCTATACAAGGTATAGAAGAGGTTTGGAGCTGCTATAGTGCCATCCTCGTTGTATCCGTTGAACCAGATCTCGATGAAATAAGGGCATCTAGCGTGATTGACCACGCCTATCTCCTGCGCAGAATAGTAGATCTTGTCAAAGAGGCTGAGATTCAGAGGTTCGCTGAGCACCATGTCCAGCTCCTGCAGGCACCACATGTTGCGCTTTTCTTTGTTGCCACCAGAACTGGCCTTGATCCTCAGTTCAACTATGTTTAGACCAGCTGTGACCCCACTCTCGGCTATCACCGTCTTGGTCAGCCTGCTGCTGTTGGGATTCTGTCCATCAACATTGTTGTAGGCTTCAGCTTCGGTAGTCATGAACCATCTGATGTGATAAGTGTAATTGGCATACTCATTGAGAGCGTTTGGGTAGGGATTAAAGGTTAGGCCATATGTAGCGATCCTTGATTCAAAGCTGCCGTTAGCTGGCGTGATCTGTGCAGCATTGGGGCTTTGTCCCAGCTGATTGACGCTATTGCTGTTGGTCTTGTTTGGATCATTGAACTTTGTATCCAACGGAGCTGCAGCTTGCCTGTTAACTTGTGCGTTCTGATCCAAGGGAGTGGGATTGCTAGCAGCTGGTGCGTCTGCTGCCCTACCAATAGTGAATACGCTGTCAGATCTTGTTTTTGTCGCAGCCTCTTCAGCTGCCTGTTGCTTCTTGTAAGCTTGATATTCTTCCGCAGATACTTCGCGACCATTTATGAAATATGTAGAAGCCATTAGCTAACCTTAAGCAGTGTCTGTTGAGCCGGTATGTATATGGTGAGACCGCTCGCGAAATCCCAAACTGGATCGATCAACTGGTTTGGATTCCTCAGCGCAAACACCCACCATAGCTGGCTAGTTCCGTATAGCTCATAGCTCAGCAGATCAGGACGGTGATTGTAGATGAAGGGTATCTTGTAGATGCTGTCTGTGGGCTGAGGTAGTATGTATTGTCCGTTCCAATAGTCAAGATAACCCACATAGTTGGTGATCTGTTGAGTCTGATAGTAAGGGCTATTCTTGTCATAGGTAACCTTGGTCATATCCAACCACCTGTCTTCATCAGCGCTCCGGTGCGGAAGTCTTCAAGATTAAACGCACGCAAACGCTTGGCAGTGTTCTGAACAGTGATACCTACCGTGAGCGTGAACACGCTTGGTAACCATATATAACCAGCAGGACTCTGTAGGCTGCTTGTGAACATGTTGCTGGCCACATAAGCAGCACTAGCAGCATTCTGGTATGAACTCAGCTGGGTGGTTGTCTGCGTCTGACTGTAGCCTACTGTGTTTGTCTGTGTCTGTAGCTGGGTATAGGTTTGTATGTTAGCTAGGTTGACCGGAACATAATCCACGTCGTTAGGCAGTTCAACTGTGAAATTGGTGACTAACACTGGCAGAGCATTGAACATGTACTGCCCGTATGCGTCAAACAGCAGCACAGGTGGGGGTATGCCTAGATTGCTACCAGTACCAAAGTACATCTTGGTCACAGTCTGAAGGAAGTGTATGCTAGCCAAAGCATAGATGCCTTCCTGTTGGTTCTGCACGCTAAAAGCGCCAGCTACGGTCATTTTTATCGCAGGAGTCTTGGTGTAACCCAGGATTTCTTGGTTCACATG